CCTTACCCTCAGATAGATACAGCTGATGGTATTGCTTTTTCCTGTAGTAAACAAAACAGACCTGAAGCATCACTCAGGTATATATTGAATGCCATAAAAGCCACAGTTTATCCAGATGAACCTGTTAGTTCAGATTATGATCTAACAAGGTGGGCTGAACAAGGTGTATTGCTGTTAAATTCAGCATTAACCACTACTATTGGTAAACCGGGCACTCATTATTTATTATGGAGACCGTTTTTATTAGCCGTACTAGACACATTAGTATGGAATAAACAGGGACTTAGTTATACATTTCTTGGTAAAAAAGCTCAAGAATATGCAGATTTAGTTCCCGCAAACAATCATAAATTACTTGTTGCCCATCCTGCTAGCGCTGCTTATACAGGACAGGCTGGTTGGGATTGTGGTGATATGTTTAATCAAATTAATATTTATCTAATGTCTCAAAATGAAAAACAAATAGTATGGTAATAGATCCTAAAAAGTTAGAATTGTGTTTACCTGATGAAACTTATGATGCCTTAGTGGATATTTCTCATAAGACTAAGACTCCATTTAATTGGCATATGAACAAGGCGTTGTCATTCTATGTGACAACTATCATCAGTAAGATTGTAGAGCCACCAACTAAATCTAATCCGGTGCTTAGAGATATTAAGCCACTAATGGATTTAGTTCCACCAATGTTTAAAAGCAAATTTGAAGAAAGATTAAAACACTTTGCTGCATATCATTTTGAACTTGGTGTACTTAGTACTCAGTCTACAGCTGTAGCTGATGAAACTCTACCATCTGTTCATTTGGATATATCATATAATATATTTGATATATTCCTACCCAGTGTTGCTGCAGCATTTAATGTGACAGTATCAGAAATAATGAGCAAAAGTAGATTGCGTGATGTTACAGATGCCAGAAAATTTCTATTTTGGCTGATGTATACATGTGGTAATACTCATGCTTATGGTGGTCAAAGACTTGGCTTCAGAAATCATGCTACTTCTATCCATAATTGTAGAGCATTTGAAAATATGTTTTCAATTGATAAAGTATACAGAAGTAAAGTTATTGAATCAGTTAAGAGTGTTTTAAATAAAGGTGTAATTTTGCCACATAACGTTCACGCGTTAGTATTTGGTAAGTTAAGTGAAACAAAGAAGTATTATAAATGAACCAGTTAGCTGCACTAACTCATAAATTTGAAGCAACTCCAAATCAGATTTATTTGCTTTGGTGTATGCACTATTCTATTAAACCATTGGAAATTAATTCTATGGCTGAAATAAGAGCCCTTAGACTTAAAGGTTATGTAGATAAGGATGATAAGATTACTCCACAGGGTTTATATGTTATAGACACATTAGAACCTGCAGCTTCTGCTGTAGGTAAGAATAAGCCTATGAATGGTGATTATGTCAAACGCTATCTTGAATTATTTCCAAAAGGTAAATTACCTAGTGGTGTACAATCACGAGTTAATGAAAAGAATCTTGAAGGTGCATTTAAGTGGTTTTTCAAAACTTACAACTACAGTTGGGAGACTGTAATAAAAGCAACCGCAATGTATGTAGATGAGTATGAAAAACAGAATTATCTATACATGCGTAACTCTCAATACTTTATCACTAAAACTAATCCGGATAAGACCAGAACCTCAGAGTTAGCAAACTATTGCGCTCTTATAGAATCTGGTGATTTTCTACCGGACAAACCGCATTTTTCTGATAAAGTTGTCTAACAATTTCTTATATTTGCATACTTATGTCAGGTGTATTTCAGAACTGGAAAAGCCAGAAGGAAGGCTTTCTAGAATCCCTCAATTACATGAAGGGAAGAAAAGAAGGTCATATTAGAAGTATTAAAACACCGTGGGCAAAATTTAATGATGCAACTACTGATGGGATAGAATGGAATTCTCTAACCGTTATTGGTGGTAGACCTGGTGCAGGTAAGACTCTTATTAAGGATCAGATCATCAGGGAATCATTTAAATTGAATCCTGAAGAACCATTCAGGGTATTAGAATTCCAGTTTGAGATGTTATCCAGAACAAGTGCTATCAGAGAGTATTGTAGTGTACTTGGCAAGTCCTACAAATATCTTTGCAGTGCGGATGGTGTTCTCTCAGACTATGATTTACAGCGCTGTTATGAGCACGCTGTAGAGAGAGTAAAATATCCTATTGACATTGTAGAAGATCCTATAACTGTTAATGAGTTTAAAGAAACCATTAGTCAGTATATGAACGCCAATGCCAAGAAGACAGAAGATGGCTTTAGTTTTACTAAAACTATTGTCACTCTTGACCACTCTCTATTACTTAAAAAGGCTCCCTTTGAAAAGGACAAGTATGACACTCTCTATAATCTGGGAGAGGCTATTACTGAGCTAAAGAGGAAGTATCCTATTGCATTTATTATTCTCAGTCAGCTGAACAGGAATATTGATAATCCTGAACGCAATGAAGATGGTAAGTATGGGAACTATATTCTAGAATCAGATATTTTTGGATCTGATGCTTTGCTTCAGCATGCTGATACATTGATTGGTCTGAACAGACCAGGCAAGCAGAAGATAAGATACTATGGACCCGACAGATATATCATTGATAGTGATAGGGTTCTGGTAATGCACTTTTTAAAATGTAGAAATGGTGATGCCCGTATGAGTTTCTTCAATGCAGAATTTGAGAAAATGCGTATTGTAGAAATGACTACTCCACCAATTCAAGAAAGAAGAAGTAAATAATAAATAAGTTATGAGTATAAGCACATCTGGTAGCGCCAAGAGTACTACTGAAGTTACAAAAGCTAAGATTGATGCACTAAGAGAAAAACATCAAGATTCTTTTGAAGCTTTGGGAATTCCTGGTGCTTTATTTTTTCCTAAGATGGCTTATAGACCTCGTGGCAAAGATGAGTTGTATGTTAGTTTCTTTGCAACAGAATTACGCAGAGAAGCTGATATTTACACTGAGTTTGTCAGCAGGGAATATGAGCCGGAAGATGCAAATAGAACGCTGTGGTTGTGGAGATACAATCCTCATTGGAGTGAAGAGTATGAAACAACCGAGCCAAGTGATTTGGGATATGTGAGATATCTTATTCCAGTATCAGAACTAGTTAAAGTTAAAGTACCTGAAAAGAAAGCAGCACCTGTTGATCCTTTTGTAGAGTTTGGTAAAGATCTAACTGATGAACCATTTACTCATATGACAATACGGGATTTTGCTGCAATAGTTACAGGTAAGCCAGTAAGTAATAAGGAATGGTTAAATAAATTAATCCAAAGATGAGCGAGATAATTCTCCCCCTAAGCAAAGTAGAAGCTACAGTTAAGAGTCCAAGTAATTTGATTCTTTTCTCTAAGCCTAAGGTAGGTAAAACAAGTATTGTTGCTCAGCTTCCAGATTGTCTTGTATTAGATCTTGAGGATGGTTCTGATTATGTCAGTGCTATGAAGATCAAAGCAAGTAGTGTCCAGGACATTAAAAAGATCGGAGCTGCAATTAAAGATGCAGGTAATCCTTATAAGTATATTGCAGTTGATACTGTAACAGCTTTAGAGGAGATGTGCATTCCCTATGGTGAAACTCTATATTCACAGAGTCCTATGGGTGCAAACTGGTTTGATCCTGAAAGAGGTGGTAAGGCTAAGTATGGTAATATATTAAACTTACCTAATGGTGCAGGTTATCCTTGGGTCCGTGAAGCTTATATGAAAGTTACTGCATATATAAAGACATGGGCTCCAAGAGTAATATTCCTTGGTCACGTTAAGGACATTGTTTTAGAGAAAGCTGGTGCTGAATTTAATTCTTTAGATTTGGATTTGACCGGCAAACTCAAAAGGATTGTCTGCTCTAAGTCAGATGCTATTGGATATCTATATCGTAAGGGTAATAAGAATATCCTAAGCTTTAAAACAACTGATGAGATTGCATGTGGTGCCAGACCAGATCATTTAAAAAATCAGGAGATTGTTCTCTCTGAAATAAATGATGATGGCTCTTTTGTAACTCACTGGGATAAAATATATATTGATTAATTAAAAAAGTAAGTAAAATGATTAGTACAGCAAACATTAGTACAGGTGGGTCTTCAGCACCCAAAGTAATTCAACCAGGTAATCAAACCTGCACAATTTATTCTGTAACTTTAGACAAAGTTCCATATAAAGAAGGTGCATATAATTTGACTCTTCATGTTGTAGGCCCAGATATGGGTGATGATTTTGAAGGTTTCTATGTAGATCGTAATAACCCGGAGATGGGTAGACACAAAGGTCAGATTGGCCGTGTTAGAATGTCTGAGTATCCTTATGCAGATGGTACTACTAAGTCAGGTATAGAGGTCAAGCGTGACCTAGATATTGTTAAAGCTCTTTCTAATCTTTGTAAAGAACTTGGTTGTACTTCTTGGCTTGAAAATCAGGATAATCAGCATGACACTATTGAATCACTGATTCATCAGTTCAATCAAGACAAGCCGTTTGCAGATAAAGAGATTTATTTCTGTATTGCTGGTAAAGAATATATAAACAAGGAAGGCTATACAAACTTTGATTTGTATTTACCAAAGCCTGCTGTTCGTGGACAATATGCTTATCAATCAGCAAAAGGTAATACTGATAAGGTAATTGCCTTTGATTCTAGCAAACACATTAAAGCTTCTAAGCCTAAGACGGTTCAATCATTTGGATCTACTTCAGGTTCTGACTTTGATGTAGATAAATTCAATTCAGTTCAGACTACCAGCCGTGTAGCTACTGACTTTGAACTGTAATAAATAATTAATAAGGGGAGAGTCTAGCAATAGATTCTCCCTTTTATTATTTTTGGGTTATGATCAGAACAACTAGTTTAGTTCAAGAAATTTCGGATGTTCCTAGTTCTTGGATATTTGAAACTTATTGCAATCTCCGAGAAAGGCTTACTGGTCAAGATGTTCCAATACTTTCACTATTTAATTCTAGAGACACAAAACCATCTATGATTATTTTTCAGAGAGATGGTAAGTATTTCTTTAAAGACTTTTCCACAGACTTAGGTGGTGATGGTGTTGTACTAGTAGAAAAACTATTTTCTCTTAATAGAGGTCAGGCCCTTGCTAAGATTATAGGTGACTATTCTCAGTTTGTTAGTGAAAATGGTATTGCTGTAAAAAAGGAAGAGCTTAGAGATAGAATTATCTATGAGCTGGAAGATCATTCAACTAGAGAATGGAATGTTCTAGATGCAAAGTATTGGCAACAATATGGTATTGGATCAGAAATACTTCAGACATATGGTGTCAAGCCCATTGATTCTGTTACCTTCAGTAAAAATGATAATGGTGAGTATTCTTTCTTTACCTATAATAAACCATACATGTATGGGTATTATAGAGAGGATGGTAGTATATACAAAATATACCAACCGCTAAATCCTGATAAGAAGTTTATGAAACTTGCACCATATACTCAAGGCACTGATCAGCTTACTTTTACCAAACCGTATTTGGTTATAGTTTCTAGTCTTAAAGATGGCATGTGTCTCAGAAATTTTGGTTATAACATTGAGTTTATAGCACCAGACTCTGAGTCTACACTAATCAGAAAGGATACAATTGATGCTCTCAAAGCTAAGTATACCAGTATTGCTTGTCTATTTGATAATGATGAAGCCGGTATTAGAGCAATGAAAAAGTATCATGATACTTATGATCTGCCTTATATTGTCCTGCCCCTAGAAAAGGACATATCAGATTCTGTTAAAATCTATGGTTATGATAAAGTCAGAGAAATATTACAGCCTTTACTAAAAAAAGCATTAAAGAATGAGTAAGAAATATATAGGTGTAGATATTGGTAAATCAGGTGCTATAGTTGTAATTGATGGTTCCGTTATAACATCATTTCCTATGCCCATGATTGGCACTGAAGTAGATTATGCCTTCTTAAAGGATATAATAGAGAATGCATCTCAACATAAAAATGCCCATCTTGTATTTGAAAAGCTTGGTGTAATATTTGGAACAAGCAAAGCAACTGCTTTTTCTATGGGACATCAGTCTGGCGCATTAGAGATGCTAGCTATTAGTCTAGGATTACCTTATACAAAGGTTCCTGCAAAGCAATGGCAAAAAGAAATGTTTCAGGGTGTGGAGGAAATAACTAAGGTTGGTAAAAGTGCAAGAGATACTAAAGCTATGGCACTTATTGCAGCTAAGAGAATATTTCCTGATGTAAAATATACATTTGGTAAGGGAACAAAACCAAATGATGGATTAGTAGATGCCCTTTTAATGGCGGAATATGCTAGAAGAAAAAATCTATGACAAAACAAGAATCATTATCTAAGGTTATTAAAAACCTTATACTAAAAGAGTCCTATTACGGGCTCTTTTTAGTTTCTCTTAATAAGAGATGGAGTAAATCAGTACCTACTGCTGCTGTAGGTAAGAACGGAATAAATCAAGAGTTGATAATTAATGAAGACTTCTGGTCTAAATTATCTGAAGATCATAGGCTTGGTTTATTGAAACATGAAACTCTTCATATTTGTTTTGCTCATATATTTATGAGCGATGAATATGCAGATAAGAAGTTGTTCAACATTGCTGCTGACATTGAAGTTAATCAATATATCAGTGGAGAGTACTTACCTGATGGTGCAATTCAATTGAATTCATTTCCAGGTATAGACTTGCCGTATAAGGCAGGTACAAGAAAGTATTATGAAATTCTTAGTGCAAATAAAGATAATCCTACTCTTCAGAATTTGCTAAGTGCAATGAATAAGGATGAAGACAAATCTTCAGATGGTCTTATGAATCCTCATCATGACTGGTCAGAGTTTGATGAGCTTGGTGAATCTGAAAAGAAACTAATGCAATCACAGGCTGCTCACACTATGAAAAATATTGCTGAGCAGATTCAAAAATCTAGGGGAACCGTTCCAGGTGAAATTAAATCAATACTGGATGCTCTAGATTTCTCAGAACCACCAAAGTTTGATTGGCGTGGTTATCTCAGAAGATTTGCAGGTAGCTCAATGAAAGTCTATACTAAGAAATTAAGAAGAAAAGAAAACAAAAGATTTACTGCTAATCCCGGATTAAAGATCAAACAAAAGAAACATATTCTAGTTGCTGTAGATGTCTCTGGCTCTGTTAGTGATGATGAGTTAGTAGATTTTTTTCATGAGATAGATCATATATTTAAGACAGGTTCAGAAGTAACTGTAATTCAATGTGATACTGCTATTAAAAGTATCAAACCGTATAAAAAATCCGGTACTCAAATTGAGATTAACGGAAGGGGTGGAACTTCATTTGATCCCGTAATAGACTATTATGATGCAAATAAAAAGAAATACACAAGTCTTGTGTATTTGACAGATGGTGAGGCACCTGCTCCAAATAAACCAAAAGGTAAAATGCTATGGGTGCTATCATCAGTTTCAAATCTAAATCCAGAACTTCCAGGTCAACAAATCAAATTAAACTAAAATGAAAAAGGCAACACAAATCAGTCTTAATACCACTGAGTTAAAAGATTTTCTATCACATATTATTAATAACAATCGTTATCTGCAAACATCAGGTAAGAATCCGGTAGCTGTAAATATTGAAGGTGAAGCTGGGATTAATTCAAAATAATTTGTATCTTGTAGACATGAAAGAGTTATTCAAAGATTGTCTACATAAAAATCTAAGTAAAAAATCAGGTATCTATATGATTATATGTAATAATCATACCTATATAGGAAGTAGTATTAATATCTACTACAGACTCAAAAGGCATACATCAGACCTGTTGAGAAACAAACACTCAAACAGATATATGCAAAATGTCTTTAATAAGTATGGTAAAGAGAAATTTCTCTTTAAAATCATAGAATTATGTGATTCTCAATATCTTATAGATAAGGAGTCTCATTATATAGATATTTTAAGTCCCGATTTAAACCTTGATTTAAATCCTTCAAAAAGAATATTTTGTATAGAGTCAAGACAAAAGATCTCTAATACATTACGAGAAGGATTTAAAACTGGAAGAATCAAACGAAGTGGTTCAAAACCTGTATATAGATATACCCCAGAAGGTATATTTATTGATCAATATGAATCTTGTTCAGAAGCTAGTAGAGCATTGGGTATTCCAATGCACGGTATATCAAAAGCCGCTTCTGGAAAAGCTAACTCATCTTGTGGATTTATATGGTCATACACTAAAACGAACAAACTGATTAAAAGAGTAGAGCAGAATAAAACAGTTAGATCAGTAGATATCTTTGGTAATGTAAAAGATACCTGGATAAGTATAAAAGCTCTAGCTAAAAGCTTAAATCTTTCACAATCAGCATGTTCTATGAGAATCACAAAGGGCACTTTTTACAATGGTTTACGATATGAATTTTACCAAGTCCCAGGGTAAAAATCGCGTGAATTCAGGGAAACTCCACTGGCGTGGACAATCCTGAGCCAAGCTATCTAGGAATAGATAGAAGGTGCAACGACTAGGGTATGGAGTCTAGAACAGACAGTAAAACCCCACGAGCGCGCGACACTAGAAATAGTGATGATATAGTCTGAACTGCATGTATAATATGAAGATGCAGAGGTATAGGATAAAGAGCCTATACGATAACAAATTGAGGTAAAACAAGTGCCATATTACAATTGGCAAAAGAGATGGGTCTTAAGTTTATAAAATTGAACTTGGCTCAGCTTGAGGAGATAGGTGACCTTGTTGGTTTTCCTATCAAAGAACATGAGGTAGTTAAAACAGAAGATGGTAAAACAGAGACTAGATGGATACCTGAATCTGTTATGGCTTCATATATTGCAAATAGATATAGACCAACTGGTGAGAAGAGAATGTCACATGCTGCTCCAGAATGGATACAGGGTGCAACGGAAGGTGGCTTACTTATACTTGATGACTGGACCCGTGCTGATTTGAGATTTGTTCAGGCTATCATGGAACTTATTGATAGGCAAGAATATATCTCATGGAAGCTTCCAAAGGATTGGCATGTAATTCTAACATCTAATCCTGATAATGGTGACTATCTTGTAAACTCTATTGACACAGCTCAAAGAACTCGCTTTATTACAGCAAATCTAAAGTTTGATATAGATTGCTGGGCTAAGTGGGCTGAGTCTGTTGAAATTGACTCTCGTTGTATTAACTTTTTGATTATGCATCCGGAGTTAGTTACAGAAAACATCAATGCTCGTGGTATTACTACATTCTTTAATTCCATCAGTTCTTTTGAAAAGTTTGAAGACAGTCTTCCAATGATTCAGATGATTGGTGAGGGTTCTGTAGGTCCTGAGTTCAGTACAACCTTTAGTATGTTTATTGCCAATAAACTTGACAAGATCATTTCTCCAAAAGATATCATTGAGAATTCTTCTTGGGAATATGTCAAAGGTGTACTAAGATCTACCTTTGGAGAAGGTGATTCTTATAGGGCTGATCTTGCTAGCCTACTGGCAACCCGTATAGTAAACTATACTGTTAATTATTCTCAAAAGCATGCAGTAACACCAGAAATACTTCAAAGATTAACAGATCTGACACTAGATGAAACTCTGTTCACTAATGATCTTAAGTATTTCATGATTAGGAATATTGTAAATTCTAACAAAGTTAAATTTCAGAAGCTTATGCTTAATCCTGAAATTGTTAAAATGGTAGTAAAATAATAAGTTATGAAAAAGGTAACCGATAAATTAGTAGTGTTTCCAGTTGTTTATTGTGATTTTCACGCTAAACAATCAGAGATAATGTATATTCCAAAATTTATTGTAGATAAAGTTCCAGGATTCTATTATGCTGAACATGTCTGTTTAACAGAAGATCAATTAGATTCTGTAAAAACTGAAGCATATGGTGATCGTAAAGATTTTGGAACTCATTATCATTATACTAGATGCAGTGAAGATGGTATTATAAATTTAGGTACTTCTGTTGGTACTGTTACTAAAGATTCTAAAGTCCTTGTAAGCAAGAAATGTAATATGCCTAGGTATAAACTTAGGGATTTTCTTTCTACAGGCAGCGGATCAATAGTGCGTTCAATGGATAAAGCTGATGTTGTTGTTTTACCAGAATCTGGTTTTTCATCTCAGATGACATCTAAGATGGTTTCTGTAATGTCAAGGTCAATCTTTTTAGACTTTGTTAAGGAGCAATTAAAACTTATTACTGAGTTTACTCCTGAAGAACTAGAAAGACTTACATTCTTAAAAACTGTAATAGAACAGATTAAGTCAGTAGAAACTGAATACTTCTTTATATCACTTAGTTTTGCAAATCAAGCCAAACTTTATGAAACACTTAAAATTTCTGTGGAATTGGCAAGATCTACTCCAAAACTTAATAATTTGGAAGCTGCTGGTAAACTGAATTCTGGGTGTCCTGCTGTTCTTAGTGAAGAATCTCTTGCATTTATAACAGATATTGTTAAACATAATTGTGTGTTACAGAACGATGTCTTAAATATTCTTGGTGCTACTGAAATAACAGAAGAATCATACAATTCTATTTGTGAAATGTTAGATACTTATGAAATAAGTAATCACAATCTTGCGGTATCTATTATGATTAACTGTAATTTTGAAGCTAGCATTTATTATCTGCTGAGAATCTTTGATCAATATGAGTATAAAATCAAGAGATGTGATCTAAGAACAACTGTTGGATATAAAAGCTTGAAGGATTTTGTAGGTGATGGTGCTTGGCGTCTTAATCCAGATATCATGTATGAGACATTTCAAAAGTATGGTCAGTTCAATACTAAGAACATAGCTCTTCTTAAGGAATATGCAGTTGAATTTATGAATAGGGCTGTCAAACATTCAATGACAAATTTTGTCATTGATAACATAGTTGTCAAAGATGATCCTGCAATCCTAGCAGAAATTGAACCACTAGAAATAAAAGAATATGCTGCAGACCTTGAGGGATGATATTAATCCGCTAGCATTAGAGGATGAGTTTTATTCCAGACCTTTTTATTTTAGTTATAGCTCCTTGGGGAAACTTATGTATTCCCCAAGGATCTTTTATAACCAGTATATATTAAAGCTGAGAGAAGAAAAAGTTGAATCACATCTCATAGAAGGTAGAGTGATTCATGCACTTCTTTTAGATGGTGATAAGTTTCACGAGCAATTTGTGATATCACCTGATAAACTACCTTCTGAAAACAGTAAGGCAATAATAGATCAAGTTTATTCCTATGCTGTTACAATCAATGCACATGATCTTGATCTTAAGAGTCATGAGCAAGTAATTATTGAAATTCTCAAGACAGTTAATCTGCACCAGACTTTAAAGACTGATGCACAGAGGATTGAGAAAATAGTAACTGAACAAAATAGTAGTTACTATAACTACCTCAGAGAAAAAGGTAGTAAAGTTGTTATTGATATGGAAACATATCAGAAGTGTAGGGATGTTGTAAACGAGCTCTTGGATAATAAAGTAGTTCGTGATACACTTATGCTTGACTCTACAGGTGAAACGGTTGTCTATAATGAACACAAGCTACAAGGTTATCTGCACGATAGACCTTTTGGTATTAGGGGAATTATTGATAACCTGGTAATTAATCCTACTGATAAGAAGGTGATTATCAATGACTTAAAGTCCACTGGTAAAAGTATTTCAGAGTTCAAAGAAACAATTGAGTATTATAACTATTGGGTTCAGGCTGCAATATATTATAAGCTGACTGAGCTATTTGGTTATTCAATCAAAGATGGTTGGACAATTGAATTTAATTTTATTGTGGTTGATAAGTTCAATCAGACCTGTATATTTAAGGTCTCAGATGAGACTTTACAAACATGGATTACTAGATTAAATGATTTGCTTGATAAAGCCGAATATCATTACACTAGTAGAAATTATTTACTACCTTATGAATATAGGGATGGTATTTACACTTTATAACCGCAACAGGAATGCTTAAACATTTGTATAAAGGTTATTTCCAAAAATCAAGGGTATTCTTATATCCTGCACTCGGAATCAAAAAGGGCTCAAGTGTTACTCCTATAGAGACATACATCTCTTGGGAAGGGCATTTCCGTCCTATTGATCACAAACTAATATGCGTTTTTCATCTCCGTGATGATCCAGAGTACATTGCATTTGAGAAACAATTCTTGCTGAAGAATCCTATGTATCATGATTATTATGAATCTGAGACAGGTGAAGGCATATATGTATTTGATTATTCTGAACATGTAGAAGACTGGTGTGCATTTATGCAAGGCAAGTATTCTAAATTGACAAAGGATCTCAAATCATCTATACTCAGCAATTATGCATCTAGTAAAAAGAATTACATCTATGTAGATAGTTATCTTAATCCACAGGATGACTATTACAACATGTATGCTAAGATTCTTGACTGCGATGTAAGCATATTTAAAGAAGTGGTCGAGTTATGTGATCCTCCAAATTTTACTAAGGAACATTTAACAATGAAGGTAAAAAGTTTGTCTGGACCAAAACAAGACATATCTTTGTAACAAAATCAACAATTATGAAAAACATGCTTTTAATTAGTGCTGACTGGAATGAGCAGCCATCATTTAAATTAATTCCTACCACAAAGGATTGTCCATATGTAGAAGCTATTTATGACTCAAGAATGGGTATTTTAGCAATTATAGGTAGTACCAAGAAAGAAGTATTTCACATGCTTCCTAAGCTAGATGATAATGGTGATGTAATGGATAAGAAAATCAAAAGGGCTGGGTCTAAGCCATATAAAGAAGAGCGTAGAACAATTGAAACTTTTCAGGAGTATTATATTGAGAAGAGCGCTGAGATTGAATCATTTATTAATATGTTTGCCATTAATGCAGATACCTTTGATTTTGGATCTGTTATGAATACCGAAAAGAACAGTGCCTTAGCTGAGGCAGCTGTTTGATTGTGTTTGTTGATTGTTATCGGGAGGGGTGATTACCCTCCCGATTTTTTTATCTTTCAACTAATCTAATTAAATGATATGTCAGTAAAAACCAACTGGGTTATGGACTATGAAACACTGATTAACTGTTTCATAGCTGTATTCCAAGATTACAAATCTGATGAAACACATGTCTTTGTCATTCATGAAAATAGGAATGATATAGTTCCTCTTGTGCAGTTTCTGAATAGAAATATGCAATCCGGGGAATGGCATATATCATTCAATGGACTGGCATTTGATGCTCAAATTACTCAGTACATTCTTGAGATGCAGGATTCACTTGTATATGGTGATCCCGTATTCATAGCTAATGAACTTTACAACTTTGCTCAAACTGTCATTGAAAGAAGACACGCGGGTGAGTTTGCAGAGTATTCTGAAAAAGACTTGAGTATCAATCAGATAGATGTATTCAAACTCAATCATTGGGATAATCCAGCAAAGAGTTCTAGTCTAAAGTGGATTCAGTATACTATGGACTGGGAGCAGATGCAGGAGATGCCAATTCATCATAGCACTTATATCAATACAAATGAGGAGATCAATATCATCATTGAGTATTGTATCAATGATGTAAGGTCTACTAAGGCTATTATGAATTTGAGCAAGGATCTCATAGCTCTCAGAGGTGTATTGACAAAAGAATATGGTATCAATCTATACAATGCATCAGAGCCACGGATATCTAAGGAACTGTTTCTTCATTTCTTGAGCCAGAAAACAGGTATAAAGAAGTATGATTTAAAGCAATTGCGGACCAATAGAGAGACTATTGATGTTGGTCAGATCATTCTACCTTATATTGAGTTTAAGACCGTAGAGTTTCAAAGAATTCTAAAAGAGTTCAAAGGTTTAATAGTAAACACTACTGAAACAAAAGGCGGTTTTAAGTATTCTGTTACACATAAAGGTGTAAGAACTGACTTTGGTCTCGGTGGTATTCATGGTGCAAGAAAGGCGGGTATATATGAAGCAAAGGATGGAATGATTATTATGACATCAGATGTTACTAGCTTCTATCCCAATCTTGCTATTAGAAACAAATGGGCTCCTGCTCATCTACCTAAACAAGAATTCTGTGATCAGTATGAATGGTTCTTTGAAGAAAGGAAAAAGATTCCTAAAAAAGATCCTAGAAACTATGTGTACAAGATTATTCTGAATTCAACTTATGGCTTGAGCAATGACAAGAATGCTTTTCTATATGATCCTGAATTCACAATGCGGATCACCATAAATGGTCAGCTGAGTCTTGCTATGCTCTATGAGATGCTAAGTACAGAAATACCAGGATCTATTCCTATTATGCAGAATACAGATGGTTTGGAGATGATGATCCCTGAACATATGAAAGATAAATATCTTGAGATATGTGACAGATGGGAAAAACTCACTCAACTGCAGCTAGAACATGATCAATACAAAAAGATTATCCTTGCTGATGTTAACAACTATATTGCTGTATTTACAGAAAAAGAATGCTCAGAAGATGAATTCCATAGTCTCAAGAAAAAGTCAAGTCATTGGGTTTTTAGAGAAGATAACGGTAAGTATTATTACAGTGCTACCAAGTGCAAAGGTCGGTTTGAATTCTCAGATCTAGCAATGCATAAAAACAAGAGCTTCTTGATTATTCCTAAAGCTATTTATCATCACTTTGTCCATGATATTATGCCTGAGAAATTCCTACAGGCTAACAGAAATATTATAGACTATTGTGCCGGTGCTAAAGCAAGAGGAGATTGGTTTTTCATGGAGACTTGTTTCAGCAAAGGTATGCGCTATGATACTCATCTTCAGAACATTGTACGCTATTATGTCTCTATCAAGGGTTGTAAGATTGTCAAACACAATAGTGTTGACAAAAGAGAAATCCAAATAGAGGCTGGTAAATGGATGCAAACACTCTTCAATACTTATGAAGACAAGCCTTGGGCTGATTATGGTATCAATGAAGAGTATTACTTAGAGGCCATATATAAAGAAATTTCTAACATTCGTGGAAAATCCAAATCTCTTCAGATATCTTTGTTTTAAATATGTTACATATGAAAGACAAAAAAGAATCTGTAGTTAGGTATATGCGCCTTCCTAAGCACATTGATGAAACAATTGCTCAAATGGCTGAAAAGAACAACTGCAAGTTTAATAAAATGCTTGAGCAAGCACTTGTTGCTGGTATAGCAGCAATGGCAACTTCATCAGTGCCCGCTGGTGAATTTGAAATTAGAAATGAAATGTACACTTCATTTGAACTGTAATGTTTACAAGAGAAGATTTCCACAAACTAATAGTAGAAAAGCGGATTGAATTAATCCGCTCTGTTCTCATTACAAAGAACCTTGAGTATTGTGGGGATAAATCTCCTTTTCACAATTTCAAGTCTTCTACTGGTCTTAGTTTTCATGACTCAGCAGAAAAAGTATGTTGGGAATTTGCTGTTAAGCATCTTCAATCAATTAAAGACATACTTAATGATGTAGAACTAGGTAACATGCCTTCAGAAGCACTTATCACTGAAAAATTTGGTGATGCTATCAATTATCTAATATTGATGGAAGGTATGCTAAAAGAGAAGCTTCCTGCTTCTGACAACATTACACACAGAATTAATTATAATCTTGTAAAATAATCCATATGGATCTAGGTCAACTATATTGTCTATCTACTATCTTGGCAATAGCATTTATATTCTCATGTATTGCTGATAGAAAATATAGAAGGTAAGGGATAACCCCCTTACCTTCCTTGACCTCTGTAAGCTTTAACGTAGTTCTTAGACTTCTTAAGCTTACTGTTTTTCTTTTTGCTATGCACCCCAGGTCTGTTTACCTCTGTGATCTTTGGTGCATAGCTTTTGTTTTTCTCTGTAGTTTTCTTTGCCACGGTTTATTAGTTTATGTTAGATTAATTACCTAATATATCTGCATTACGTAGTTTAATTGTTGTTTCTGCTTGTAGAACTGGATCAACAATTTTACCAGTAACACCTATACTCTTAAGTGCATAGTTCATCATCTTCAGTGATTCAGCTTTCTGCCAATCATATGGACCAACATCTCTTTGATAGTAAGCGCTTTTATCTCCTTGAAGAGCATCCCATGATTTGTCTAGTAAGTCAACATACTTAGTAACTGTAGCTGCCATTGGAACAGCTTCCATTGTAAGTATACCTGTATACTCGTCTAATCCCATGTTTGGTAATGGCATCCATGCTTCATTTTCTGATCTTATCTGTAAAATAAGACTCAGTAAATGATTAGATAAATAACCTCCCGCTTGAAATGGTCTATCTGGATCTGGAGTAACAAAAGGTAATGGTAGTGAACCACTCTTAGCTCTTAATTTTTCATATCTATCATCATCGTCTTCATCAAATCCAAAGAGCAAATTGATGATAACCATATTAAGAATTGTAAGAAGTCCTACCTCACCTATCATTCTTCTAAGAGATCTCAACTCATCAGGATGCATTGATTTAATACCGGCTCCTTTACTCTTAATGATATCAAACAAAGCTCTTATACCTTCTAGATAAAAACCTAGTGCTATATCATTTGTATATGCATCATATCTTGGTAAGTATTGACCTGTAAAGAAGTTACCTTTAATTTTAGTTTGGAACCTGTGCATGAACATCCTTGTAAAGTATGATTTGATATACATTACAAAACGATACAATAACCATCTTCCTGCACCTGGTTGGTCAAATGTAGAGAAGGCACCATTCAGGTTGTTTATTACTCCTTTAGTTTTTCTTACAAAGTTTTTGTATTCTGAACCACCCTTATCCCACTTTTTGTCAATACCATCTTTTAGTTGAATCACACCATCAACTACTTCCCAAGCTTGGTCATATGTGATTGTTTGTTCTTGACCATTACTAAGAGTCCTTTTTATTTTAGTATTCTTAAGCATGGCACCAAATACAGATAGAGTAGCATTTAATTCAGTCCACTTACGGATATTAGTACCATACTTAAATGAATCAGTTAAGTCTGTAAGAGCAGATCTTGTAGTCCCAACACCTTCACGGATACTTTGAGTAAATCTACCTTGGCTTGGGTCCATTAATTCTACTAGCTGAACATCAACAGATCTTGATTCTTTCTTATATATCTGGAATGATATTTCTGCAGTAACTTTACTTGCCCATGCTGACCCTACAGTATAATCTTGCCAGCCAAAGTACTTTCCTGCGGTTGCCTCAATCATACTTTGGAATCTAGCACCCCAGGCATTTTTCAATGCACTTGGAATATTAAATGCAAAGAATGCAAATGATGATATTTTCATAAGGCTATCAGCAACTTTCTGTACAGGAGTATATTGAGCCAACATACCGGCCTGAGTTTTACCTTCAAATTCTCTTTCTATGAAGGCATTAATTGCTGCAGCTCTAACACTTTTGTGTTCTTTGTTTATGGGAATATATCTACTTGCTGCATTAAGCATGCTACTCTTCATGTTTGTCATAGTAGCACCAATAACATTAGGTCTGTTATCAGGATTATTAACTACACTCTGAATAGCTTTGGCATATGGTAGAATTTCAAGTAGTTTCTTTTGTCTCTTAGCAGACTGCATATAGCGCATTATACCACGCAGGACATCTTCAGAAGTTTCAACTATCTCCAAATCATAGATACCATTAATAGGAATCTTAGTATAATCTGTATCATACAGGTCGGCATTTACTACCATTAATTCCTGTGATGGATTTAGATTATCTTCAAGATCATCCGGTGCTGATGCAAAGTATGATCTTAAGTTTTTAATCCAGGATACAATAGGATTTACCTTTTCTCTTCTAGATGCAATAATTTCTAGGTTCTCTTTACGGAATCTTGGTGATTCAATATCAAGACGGCTGTCATACGGTAATGTCTGTTGATATGAGAGATGATTTTTTAATAGAGCAAGAAGAACATTGTATTTGTCTTTGTCCTTCATCAGCTCATAATACTTCTCATTTTTATATGGTGAATTTGCAACATCAGCTCTTGGTAAGAAGTTACCATTCATATCAATTGTAGCATTCTCTAATGGAATACCTTGTTTGATACAATCTAGATATGTAATCCTTGGAGTAATGATTGATACACCATCAACTTCTTTTCTTACAGCTCTGTAAAAATATGATTTGTTTGGTACTCGTGGTATAATATCTATTATAGTAGTACCATCGGTATCATATATAACTGTTGATTTGTAGTGCTTTGGATTTTTAGGTACAGTATATGTCCAGGCTGAAGATGGTTTAAACCTTCTATATTGCCGTCCTTTGGACTTGTACTCAACTAGAGTATGATTAGCCTCATGCCATGCTGCAAAAGCGGGACTAACGGCTTTTAGTTTTGTTATAAAGTCATAGTTCTCTAGAAAAATATTGCTATTTTGATCAAATCCAGTAAGGTTCAACTCATTTTTCATGACTTCTCTCATTTGGGGAGTTATCATGCCGTTGATAGTATCAATGTAGTAAGATGATAATACTCTCTTCTGCATATTACTTAGATCAGAAAGAGCCTCACGCATCTCTATATCATTATCAGATAATCCTTTTTCCTTAGCTGCTTGATATCTAGCATCTAGTTCTAGGAATAGTTTTGCATTATCATCAGATAAAGGTTCACCACCATAATATTGGTTCTCCTCTACCTGAGCTTTAAGATCTAAGTATGTATCAAGTTCATAACCAGTAAGTCCGCTACTGCCTACCTTAGCTTTTCTCAAAGCTGTGATTTCTTTTTCAATCTCAGTAAGCCTTTTTAGAACATTTATATTCATCTGGTTACCTATAGGCTGGCGATTCTCATCTCTATTACCAGACAACAGAGCAGATCTTTCTTCATACAGAGCAACTATCTTTTTGTCTTGTTCAGATATTGCTAATGCTTTTAGTCTTACAAATATCTTACTCAGGTCGTTATAGTACTCATCAGATAATGAAACTATAGTATTGTTCTCTAAGAAAGTTCTCATCTTATCATTATATTCCTTAGAGTTTGGATCAAGGCCTTCTAATGATTGAACAAACTTTATATACTCAGTATTAAATAATCCTGTCTTCTCTTTCGGTTCATAAAACTTTTTAGTCTCATTTCTGAACTGCTGAAGTATCTTTGCAATAGATAGATCATATACTCCATCATCTGGTGAGTCTACTTTAGGTGAACCATCTTCATAAGTTTCATTAGCAAGAAATTGATATTCTTTCCAGAATAATTCTTCCTGCTCCCTTATAAAGCTTAACTCCTCAAAATCTGTTATGGAAGTATTTAATCCTTGGATTTTTGATAGAATTTCTTGTTGTTTAGCATATGCTAATTGTCCTATAGGACTATCAAATAACTTATATCTTTCATAGTAAGCTGCAGTAAACGGCTGATGCCAGAAATTACTTCTTTCATCTCTGACTGCTTTTAATGCTGCAGCAAGCTCTACTTTGGATTCATCAGTATTTTCTCTATTAACTTTATCTTTAGCTAAGGCTGCTGCCTTTTCAAGTCTTTCAATCTTATTTATATAGTCCTTAAATGGAGTGATGAATGTCAATACTTTTTTGTCATTACCCTCTGCATCAATTCTGCGCTCATCCTCCATTAACATATCTTTACCCATCTTAAGACGCTCAAGTGCAGTCTTATAACCAGCTTTATCAAGGAGAGGATCTAGTTCATTTATGAATTTGTTAAACTCTTCTTGTATCTCAGCATGCATATCCATAAAATTGTCAGTAACATACTGAGCAAATCCAAATATTACAGGATCTTGGTTATACATATAAGATTCAAACCAGCTATTTAAGGGGTGGGCATCACCCAGATCTCCTCTTAATAAGGATTTGATCTTTTCATTGTCAAGCTTAACTAACTCAGCTTCTTTCTTAATTCTGTTTATTTCTCTTGCTGGTGCACCTTTCCTTGTCTTGTACTCTAAAAGTTTTTCATAGTGGTCATTAATATTTTTCATCATACCCTGTAGCTGATTAGTCAAAAGTTCTTCACTACCAGCCATTTGGATAGAATTTCTATATTGCTCAGTTCTTGCAAAGTTTTCAAGTATGGTATTAGCTAGTTTTACTATAGGATCACTAGCATTTATATTTCCAGCATCTTGCTCTTTTCTTGTTTGATTACGGAAATCTGTGGCAAATCCTTCCCACTCTTTAATAAGACTGGTATAATAATATGCCTTAGCTACATTTTCTGGTGTTGGATTTTTAGCTAGTTTTTTAAAATGCTCTAGCATCCTTTCAGAAATCATTTCAAGTCTCAAAAGAGCATTTACCATTGCCTCCGCTCTCTGTTGCATATAATTAAATTCTGCAACAGGATTTGTAAATACAGGCTCTGTAGCTACATTGAATGGCTTTAAGCTGTTTAGAATTTCAGCTAAGTCTGATCTACCTAAATTATCTTTTAGAACTACTTTAAGATCTTTGGTATTTATATTATCAATTTTCTCTAATTGTGCTCTGGTCCTTCTTGTAAAGTTAGATATTGTTTGTCTTGTGATATCATTGTTTAGCTTTTGTATATCTGCCCGCAATTGATCTTTTACTTCTTTGCTAAACTCAGCAACATCAGTTAATGATATTATTTCAGTGTTTATCTGAAAATCTTTAGACAATAACATTTGTGCTAACTCTTCAAGACTAGTATCAATAGAAAGAGATTCTATTTTGATCTTCTCTCCAGGGAATAGTTTTCTGAAAAACTGTTTTAGATTATACAGGATTTCTTTAACCCATGCGATAAAACCAGTAGACTGTGGTTTATTATTAAATTCAGCATCAGCTGCTGCAGAAAGAGCTCTTACAATAACCTCTTCTTTGAAGTCATCAGTTCCTTCTTTGAACTGATTTGAGTATCTATCTTTTACTAATTGGATTATAGCATCACCTTCTGGTGTGCCTTTTAGTTGGTCATATAACTTTTCAAACAGCTGAGGATTAGCTGTCCGCATAGATTTAATCAGGGGGTGAGAAAATTCATGAAGAATCAACTCTGAAGTAACCTTATCTTCTATAAAGTATACTTCCCCATTGAAGAAAAATCCCGGCTCATTGCTATATTCAATACCATATTCTGCAAGCATTGTAAATGCATCATTTGCAGTAATGATATTTGACTTTACACCTAAACTGCTTTCTAACCGGTTAGTAAGTTTTCTAAGTACTTCATTACCTACAACTTTTTTATTCTGCTCTAGGTTAAGAGTAATAGGATTATCAAGTACAGAATACTGACTTTGATATTGAGCTTG